GGTCGCTCCAATAGGAGCCCTGTGTTATTTCTAACTTGCGCAAGCAAGAATAGAAGAATACCTTTCTGTGACTCCGTCACAGAAGGCTTCAAAGCAACTTGCGGAATTCCGGAAGTGCCTGAATAGATCGCCGGAGGTAATTCCCTCCCCGATCTTCCTCGAAATTATATTCGAGAAGTGGAGAACCACTTTTGTTAGTGGATCTCCCATGAGCACACCCCTATAGAGGGTGCATGCTCGTGTTTGGTCGTCGACCGCGCGACCAAGTCTGCTTAATGGCCCTGTGGCCGTAAAGTAGACAGTTCTGGGCTGGAAACAGATTCCCAGGACTATTCCTTGCAGGAGTTGTGGGATTCCACACTTCCGCATCCATTTGTGCGATATTCGTCGCGCAAATGTGTGTACCATTCGGTCGGTCGCCTCTTGGTAATCGGTGCTGCAGAACCAAAGGTCCTGCCAGACCATGACTCGGTCAATGTGATCATTGAACGTGTTTTCAACCCTTCTTTTTCGGTCTTCCGAGAATAGAAGGTCATACATCTCTTCTGAGGTAAAGTCCTTGAAGAGATTCCATCCATGGTGGGACTTGCCCATCCCGGATGTTGAGCTCTTGATTCCCTTCTTTAGGGGATATGAGCAGATCTTCGAGACTGTGTCTAGAACGATCTTTAACGCGGCGACACCCTTGGTGACGACTCGCGCTTTACTCGGTTCCCTGACAACTGTCAGCCAAACCGAACGTAGATCCTCCGGCTTTGTGTGGAGGACCTCATCTAGACACGCGTAGAAAACTGCGGTGCCTATGGATTCGAAATCGTCCTTACGGAGAACTTCGGATATCTTTCCTGTGTCCAAATCCCTTATGGGAATGGGCATGTCTTCATACTTGGCCATAAGGTCAAGTATGGCTTGGGCGGTTCCGCCCTCGCGCCTGTTGGCTTCCCAACATGCCGCGCCTGTGACTGTCACACGAGCTTTCGTGGACAGACCTGTAAAGATGTGATCGGGGATTTCCTCCATCACATCATCCATGGCCTTCTCGAAGAGAGCGACATGGGTTTCAGATATCTCTGGCGGTGGTGAATCCACCGAGAGAATAAACTTCCGTTTTGATCGCAAGACGACCAACGGAGGTGGGGTCCCAGATCCTCTCGTCTGGGACAAGGTTCCAGCTAGGTAAAGCCTAGAGAAACCTTCATGCCTTACGGCCCTGTCCCAGACAGGGCGTAGGAAGGATGCAATCCATCGTGGAGTGTCATCCATTTGGGAGATTCCCCCCAATGGTTCATCCAGGTGTATAACCTGTTTGAACGCCTTACGAGCGCGCTTAAGCGCCTCGTAATGAGTGACCACTTCGTCAATCGAATGGTCAGTGACCTCACCGTCGAAGAATTCGTCGGTGAGGAATATCGACAGTGCTTGTATAACAAACAGGTCGTACTTCTCCCACGTCCAGATTTCTTCTGGGTAGGAGAGAAACCGTTGAAGGAACAGTCCGTCAATGGTTTTAAGAACCTCTAAGAGCCTTTGGGCCCTATAGGTTTTGTTCCTCTTTACTGAATAATCAGCAAAGAGTGATACTTCCTCCTCTGTCCAGAGGGGGTCGTGCATTCCTCTTACGAAGAAAGAGATTCTTCGAAAGAGCGTATTGGCAAAGTTCCGTAATGGATCAGTGCCTTTCGCCGCACGGCGTGCACACTGGATGCGATGGCCCCAGTGTGTGTGATTGAAGAGGAGAAACATCTTCTCTTCATGATTCGTGATCTTGGTGAACCAAGTCACGTTCTTTCGGTCAGACCCGCATAGTGCGGGACTGATCTTATCCTGGAGCCGGTGGCAACCACCGGGCCAGACGTTAATTCGTGGCTTCGTGTCCATATATTGGGACGCGAATGCCCATCCTGCAAGGACCGCAAAGGGGTCCTCGTAGAGAGTCCGATTATCAGTTCCCTGATATTCGGGCACGTCTTCATCCTCTAATGGTTCTCCATTAGGGATGTCATCGGAATAGAGGGCATCCTCTAAAACCGAGAGACTATCTGCTCCTTCGGAATCGAGGGAGAGATTGAAGAACCCGTCCTCCGCTAGGAAGGGTTTGACTTCCTTCGATAGCCGGGAACCGGCTTTTCGAAGTGTTAAACAACTTGGTATCTGTTTCAGATACAAGTTGTGCGTGCCATGAGCGTAAGGCTCAAGGCTCGGCGGTACGACATTCGTCTTTGAACGACGGTCGTAGTACAGCTTACATTCCTCAATGGAGGAGTAAGCCAAAGAAGAATGAAGTACTGAATAGTGCTTCAACTTCA